GCTTCTTTACCCTTGATAGCTTCCATAAGGAAAGCTTGACAAGCATGTAAATCACCCTTGATTTTAAGCTTCTCAATTACATTATCAGGAATAGATATTCCTTCTTGTAATAAGTAGCTTTCACCATCAACAGTAATAGTTTTACTGCAGTTGTTGTAAGAATCCAACTCACGTTGAATCTCAACAGCATTTTGATTACACAAGTTAGATATTGATTGTGCTTGGGACATGCTTAAACCCTTAGTAGATAAATTTCTCATTTGTTTTGTTTTTTGAGAGTTAATAAATAAATTGATTTTTAAGTTGAAAAAGTGAGCACTTTATTGTCATACTCAGGACATAGAGTTAAAATGGGAGTTCCATAAAAAGAGAATCAAGTTCATCATCCCAGTATCTACCTGCAAATGAATGTATTTCTTTAGTAGGAAATACTTTCTTTGCACATGCAGTAGCTATTGCATCATCATACACACCATAATCACCTGATTTAGAATATAAAATCACATAATCACCAATGATTTTAATCCAACCACCATTGACAGTATACCAATCATCTGCTCTAAAGATGCTACTGATATCACTGTGACCATTAGATACAAATCCATATGGGTCCCAACGGAATCTAAATTCTGTTTCATATGCATCTGTTTGTATAATGAATTTAATACCCTTGTGATTCTGAAAATTACTGAAGTCAAGATTCTGAGAATATACTTCAGATGCAATATTTCTCATTTTATTTTTTGTAGTATCAAGCTCATTACATTTATCTCTCCACCATTTTTCATATTCATCTTTGGTAGGTTCATCAGTTTCAAATGGTATATCTTGATAATCATCTGATTCTTCTACAACAACTGATTGTTGTGCTTTAACTGCATCTTGAATCATACCTAATCTAACAGCTAGAGTTAGTATTTGATTCTCTTGTTCAACTTGTATTTTATATTTATCAGGTTGAACAACTGATAAAAATGTATCCATTTTTTCTTTGGGTACATTAAAGTTCCAATTACCACCGGCAAATGATTTAAAATCAGATACTGGTACTTGAAACACATTATGTTTGGTAGATAATGTAATTGTATCTCTACCATATGTCTCTACTTCATAGAGACCTTGTCTTGAGTTTAAATGAATTTTCATTTTAAGTTTATTTATAAGTGATTAATTAAGTTTAAAAAAATGAGCCTTTTGTCTACATGCTCAGGTATACGCAGAATATCACTGCCTTTCTATTGTATCTTAATCAGAAGCAGGACTTTCACCTGCTGACCTCTCAGTTTTTCTTATGTTGACTAGACATAAGTGTATACTAGTCAGTTATACTGCTGAGTGAGAACTTTCTTCTCTATCTGATTATTGGTACTCTCACAAGGTTGCAACCCTTGACATACATCCATCACGGAGCATCATAAGCTCAATGGTAGTATGTTATCCTGCTTGGATGAGAGTAAATAACTGCTATTAATGGTTTCTGTTTAACTGTTTTGCTTCACCATTTCTTATTGTATTATAACTGATTTTTACAGTTGACTCTTTCATGTCTTTAATAATACAATAGGCAGTGAGCAGTTTTATATCCTACTCAGGATAGTATGGTTACTTGCTAACCAATACGGGAGCAAGCATAGCTGCCCAGAATAATGACATCATACCTACAGAAGCAAGTATGTTGCTTCCCATAGACATAAGTAACCCGGAAAATGTTCCTAACAAAAGAACAACAAAGATATATGGCATATAATTCTTCATAGTCTTACAGATTAATGATGAATTCAGGAACATTATCTTTACCAAGTATTCTTTTAATAGTTTTACCATTAGAATACTTAACATATTGTACCTTGGTTAAATTACCTTGGAACAATTCAATCATAGTTTTAACAATCATAACTTAATTTTTTTAGTTTGAGGACTTGCCTGTGCTAGGTACACAGGACTTGATTGTTAGTAATAATAATAATATTGATTGTGCTCAATATTTAAACAACTGTACAAGACACATATGGTTTCCTAGGCCATAGAGAAGGATCGCTGAATCCTTATTCTTGTAAGTAAACTGAATTCCACTTCAGTCAGCTGTATTCTCCCAAGTGGAATCTTGTGAAGGAGAATAGATAATCATATAACATGAGACTAATAAGTTCTCATGATAATGATAGTTTAAATTAAACTCACATAGCTTTATCAATACTATGTGTAAAATACCTGATTTTTAAGTCTGCACTAACTTTGGATTCATATCACTGCAAATGATATGTCAGTACTATACTCTCTTTGCAGGAGAAATATAGAACCCAATAGTAGCCCCACAGGTTTGTCACTGTTTACTAACAGTAATGAACTTTGCTTGACATCAACAACCCCCTCAAGTATTGCTACTTGTATGTAAACCGCATAGAGTGCAAAGGTTAAAAACTCCCCCTCGGTTATTTACAGTTGATGTACTAATAATTAAAGATTATCCTTACAGATAATGCTATCAAGGTCACTATATGTACCTTGATAAACATTACCATGTAAAGATTCAACTTTAATGCTGTCTTCAGACACTTCAAGAAAGTATTCAGTCTTGATGTGCTGAGAGGCTTTCCCGGGAGTTTCTTTCTTTACAATAACATGTAATACTATATGTATAAGTACGCAGAAAGAAACAGCTCCAAGTATAAAGCCTATAAGGAATGAATCTCTATTACTCATGGTGCAAGAGAATAATCAGGTACAGGTGCATCAGTTAGAACAACTACTAATCCTACCGCAGGATGTGTGTATCTATTAACTTCCCGGAAGCCTTGTTTCTCTTGCTCTAGTATAAGAGCTTCAATAGAAGTATTAAGCTGTAAAGCATAATCTTCTGTAATGGTAATTCTATTAACAGAATTCATATATATGTGTTTAGTTGGTTACACAATTAGGTTTAGCTATATAAAATCTATATAATACTAAAGTATTATAATACAATAATACAAGATAAGTAGAAGGTATAAAGTAGTAAGTAGTAACAATATACATAACATACAGATATATACATACTTATTTCCGCATTTTGTAACTATCTGATTATCAATACTAAAGTCTACTTGCTACACACGGTGGAGACAAAAGATTTTAATCAAAAAGTTAGAAACCTGAAACCTGATACATGCAAGTAGCAAGTATATTTCCCTATACTTTGAGCCTATTAACTGTAAAATTTAAAACACAATGTTTAAAATAACTACATATTACTTGTATGTTTCTTGTATTAGCACTCTATAAAGAGTGCAATAGCAAACTATGTTACGGGCTAGAAGAAAGAGGGTTATGTTTCAGGTTTGAAAAAATAAAAGAGTAACCACGTTAGTGGCTACTCTTATTATTTTGCTAAGGCTACTTGTTAGTCTTAGCTGTTTTGGGAGCTGTTGTTTCAACAGTTTCCAAATTTGCTTCTTCAGAAGCATCTGCAGTGAAGTCCTCTTCACTATCATCTTCTTCATCAAGCAAGCTTGATGCAGATGATGACACAGGTGTGCTATCAGCATACCTTTTTGCAGACTCGGCTGCAATTGCCTGACCTAAGTCAGCACCGAGGCTCTTGGCAACAAGAGCATCAAATTGCAGTTCTGACTTGTCTAAAGTCCAAGAACCTGCATTGTCACCCATTTGTACTTGATACAAAGGGTGCCACATATTCTTGCCCGGTAACGGGTAAGAAGTGAAATAAAGTGGAACTTTATTTCCATTACTCAGGATGAGCTTGCCATCCGGAGTAGATTTGAAAACAGGTTCGCTGTTTTTAAAGTTGTTAGCAACGTAAGATGCTAACTCAGTTGAAGTGCCACGCACTTCATAGATGGCTAAGGTTCCACCTTTGCCAACTTTTAGAAATTTTGCTTGTAAAGCCATAATTTATAAAATTTAATTGATTTATCAATTTATGTTAAGGGCTAGAATAAAAGGGAAAAAAAGAAGAGTTAGAATAACTCTTCAGAAGAGTTAGAGGATGTTAATCCTCTAAGTCTTCGTTATAATGGAATGAGCCTGTCTCAATCCATTCTAGAACTTCGCCTGCATAGGCATGTTCTATACATGTACCATCTTCTAAGAAGATTGTATATGTTTCTCTCCCCTCATGTTCATCTTGAGGGGTCACTGTGCCTGTTAACAGGTATAGTGCAAAAATTAATTTTGTTAGCATAATAAAATTGATTTACTTAAAATGATTTCATTTTAAGTTAAGGGCTAGAAAGAAAGGGAAAAAGAAAGGGATAAAATCCCTTTTGATGATTATGGTGCTAAAGCATAATCATCATTAATGGCCTTGGCCATTCTATTCTCATAACTTTTGTCTGCAAGGCAATAGATATGAGAATCAATATGTATGCAAGTTATTTCCTTGGAAATAAGTTCATACATTTGGTCAAAAGTCTTTTTGGACAATGTTGTCCAACAAAGACTGTTTATCTGTTGAATACCATTGTATTCATCTGATAATAGGGGCATTAAGACTTTGGTGGAGCCACAGTCTAATATGGCCATTGATGCCTGTGGAACTTCAGTTATCACAGGAATAGTTTTTGACAGGTCAAAAAGTGTTTTCATAACAATAAATTTATTTATGTTATGTTCTGGGCTAGAAAGAAAAAAAGGGATAAAATCCCTTTAGAAAGGGAATCTTACTTCCCTTTCTTCTTAGCTGTGGTAGACTTGTCTAACATCAGCTCACCATATGCATATATGCAATATACAAATATGGTGTCAGGCAAAGGTGGAGTTTTACTCTTTGCATGCTTAAGCTCAACAACATAATGTTTGTTGGGCTTAAGCTTGACACCTTTGCACCTGGTCTTGTCTATAACGAAAGGCTTTATGCCTGCACTGGGATAGACAACCCAGGTTTTCTTTGAGTTTGGGTTAGCAATAACCCGAATGATAAGATTATTCATAAGATAAAATTTAATATTTTATATTATGTTCAGGGCTAGCCAGAAGAGCTGTCCTATGTCAGAGCTTGTGATGACATGACAGCTAGTGTAGCATGCACAGCATGGTACAGTCATAGAAACATTTCCTGCCAAGGAAATTTTCTTAGACAGATGGTCAGATGCAATCTGCCAGCTGGCTCAGACTGGGGGGTACCACCAGTCCGGCTAAGGGGTGGGGGCCCCTGCAGCCGGGATCCATCTCCTCCTCTAATATGAAATAATTTTGGTGCCAAGAAAAATTTTTGTATATTATAATGTAACCCACTAAACCAGATACATGGAGGTTAAGAAGATTAGTAAGAATATACATAGTATAAGTCTTACTGGAAAGACAGCAGAGGTTGCTGTGTTGTCAGACATACACTGGGATAATCCACATTGTGATAGAAAGCTTTTAAAGAAACATCTTAATTACTGTAAGGAGAATAGTCTACCTGTTGTTATTGTAGGGGATCTATTCTGTCTTATGCAAGGGAGGGGGGATAATAGAAGGAATAAGTCAGATATACTCCCGGAACATAATAATGCATTTTACTTAGATTCAATTGTAGAGACTGCGGTAGAGTGGTTTAAACCATATGCCGATATTATCAAGGTTATTGGTTATGGTAATCATGAGACCGGGATAATTAAGTATCAGGAGACTGATCTACTTAAGAGGTTTGTTGAGATGATGAACCTTAAGTATAATACTAATATGCAAATTGGCGGGTATGGTGGTTGGATAGTTTATACTATGCACTATAGAAAAAACTCAACAGCTTCATTTAAGCATAAGTACTATCATGGTTCTGGCGGTGGAGGTATTGTGACTAAAGGTGCTTTGAATCTTACTCGTGCTTTAGAGATGTATGAGGATATGGATTTGTTTACCATGGGTCACATACATGAGAACTCTTCTCGTAATGATGTTAGAGAAAGTTTATTAAACCATAATGGTAAATACAAGATTCAACAAAGACAGATTCATCATTGCATTACTGGGACATACAAAGAAGAGTATGGTGAAGGATCACATGGTTGGCATATAGAGAGGGGTGCTCCTCCAAAACCATTAGGTGGTAGAATAATTACTTTTTCTGTAAAAGACTCAGTTGATGAAAATGATAAAAATTATATAGAAAAAAAAGTGGATAGTAGATCTTTCCCAATTTAATTTATATATTTGTGAAGCTATATTAAGGGGTTAATACATAGCACAAAGGTCTGGAGTTGAAAGCCCGGGCCTTTGTTATTTTATTATATTTGTTCTATGGATAAGTGGAAACTATTTTGCCTGTATATATTTGCTGTATGTATAGGAGTTGCTATAGGGTATTTCATGACTGGGTGCAAGTCCTCTCAGAAATGTGATGCTTATGGTAATACAGAGTTTGGTAAATAATTTGTATATTAGTATATGAAGAAGTTTGACATGGGTAAGTATATCTTACTTATTGGTAATGATGCTACCGAGATATTTGACTATTACAAGGTTCCGGAAATGCATGGCTTAAGTAGAGCAGATGCTCAGGCTGAAGAAGTAGATAAGACTAAAGGTAATGGAGTTTACATCTATGGTCTTACTAACTATGATCCCGCTGATAAAAAACTTACAGCTAAAGCTCCCTACAAACCTTTCTTGTTTTTGAATATGGGTACTTTTAAGAAGTATAGTCTTACAGAGAAAGCTACAGCTATTATGCATGAAACTGTGCACATGAGCATTTTACTAAATAATTGGAATATCAAGGATAAAGAAGAAGAAGTTATTACCTTTGCAGAAGACGAAGCAAACAAGATAATTGAAAAGCTGGGTTTTAGCTCTAAAGAACAACCAAAGAAAAACTTCTTTAAAAAATAATGGCATATATTGAACACAACTTTTTTCCTCTCAAAGTATTTGTTAGGAATGAGTACATGTACCAAGGAGAAAAGGGTCATGGAGAATTTACCCCGGGGGTAATTATATCTGTAAGATGTCTACCGGGACAAGCTGCATTGTTCCAAGTACTGTTAGAGAATGGAGTACTTAGAGATAAACTACCAAGTCATGCATTACTGACAGAACCAGAATTACCAGAACCAGATCTACCCTTTCATTATTTACAGATATGGAACTGCTTCTCATATAACTTTACAATAATACATCTATCATATCTTTATGATACTCCTGTAGAAGTTTATATGAAGGATAGAAAGTTTTATCCTGGTAAATATTATGCTACAATAAACTGGGGTAGTGGAGATATTAACACTGACATATCTTTAGCTGAAGATCCATTAGAGCATAAGAGTCATCACATTATTTTACTTGACAATGGGCAGATAGCTTTGCAACCAAATAATAGAATCAAATGGTCTGAGCCTAGCTTTGTTACTAAACCATTCCCTGAAAAACCAGATTATTTGGTAAACAAAGATTACTATAATTGTGAGGGATTTGAGAAGTGGAGTACAGAAGATTCAGAAAGAATGTTCTATGATAACGAATAATTTATTACATTTGCATATGACAGAAAAATCAATAATGCTTTCTATAGTAGAAACTGAAGAAGGAATGGAAATCCACATAAATGAAAAAGCTTATGGTAATTTTGGCTTAGTAGGTTTAATAGAACAAATTAAGTTATCTTTACTATCAGATACAGAAATTAAACCAGAAAAAAAAGAAACCTCTGTATCTACACCTGTAATTACAATAGGTCAAAAATATGATGCGTAATAAATAAAACCAATATAATGAAAAGTCTAAGAGGAAAAAGAATTTTGGTAACAATACCAGAAATTAAAAAATCACCGGTTGAATTATCTGCTAAAGATGAAGAAGCAATCATGCAAGAAGCAATGAAGAAATGGCAAAAGCTTGAAATCTTTGCCGTAGGTGATGAAGTAGCTGATTTAAAAGCAGGTGATAAAGTTTATATTCAATCATATGCTTTAGAAACTGGAGAAAAAATAGAGATCGATGGAAAAATAAAAATACTTGTTCCAGATAATTCTATAGCAATAGTATGGTAAATTATACAGAAGAGTCAGAAAACTTGTACAATACCCAAATGTACAGAAAGTATAATACAATAAATTCTATTGAAAAACCTATTGATGATAGAATATTGGATTATAACAGACCTAAGTATTATGGTGGGGCCGGAAATACTTATGAAGTATTTAATGTACTAGAAGCCTGGGAACTAGATAAAGACTTTTATCTAGGCAATGTTATGAAGTACTTAGCGCGAGCTGGTAAAAAAACTTCTAACAAAAAAGAAGATTTACAAAAAGCTTTAGTATATTTACAAAGAAGGATTGATAAATTATAAGTCATGAAAATAATTGCAATTATAATTATGTTCGTTGTTATTGCCATGTTTTGGGCAATAGCACACATCTTATATAAGCCTGTGTATGATAAAATATCACAGCAGTATGTTATTAATGAAGATGATTTTAAACTTGCAAATATTTGTATTACAGTTATGTTAGCTCTTGCACTAACAATCGGCTTACTACTATAGTCTGTGTTTCTTTCCTTGTTTCTAGCAATACAGCAAAATGATCCCCGGTTGCAAAACTGGGGATTTTTTTGTTTTGAATAGTTTGTTATCTAAATTATTTTTTGTATATTATAGTATATTTAACTAATCAAAAAATACCATGGACATTTTAAATTTTATATACTGGTTACGAAGTAGACGTGTAGTAACTTCTGTTGATCCTACTAAAACCTTAATACCAATCGGTATTAAAGATGATCAAAGAGATGATGATTTTTTAGCTGCAGGCATATCTGTTCAAAATTTTTTAACTCAAGTTGGTCAAGGTCAAGTTGGTCCACAAGGACCCGTTGGACCTCAAGGAGCACAAGGTATCCAAGGTATAACTGGAGTTCAGGGAGCTAATGGAGCACAGGGACCTGTTGGTCCACAGGGTGCGCAAGGACTTCAAGGACCTCAAGGATTAATAGGATCTCAAGGATTAACTGGAGCAACGGGAGCATCAGGAGTCCAAGGGGTTGCAGGTCCTCAAGGAATCCAAGGCCCAGCAGGTGCTGTTGGTCCAGCTGGATTAAATTGGCAAGGTTCATGGGTATCTGGTGGATCATATGTGGTTGATGATGCAGTAGCTTATGGTGGAGCATCATATTTTTGTATTAATGCAACAGCAGGAACATTAACTCCTGATTTAGATTCTACTAATTGGGCTTTACTTGCATCTCAAGGTGCACAAGGTCCACAAGGAAATCAAGGTATACAAGGACCTATAGGTTTAACTGGCCCTCAAGGACCTATTGGTCTTACAGGAGCTCAAGGTATTCAGGGTATTACAGGTGCCACAGGCTCTGCGGGTCCAGTCGGTCCAACAGGAGCTACAGGTTTACAAGGTCCAATTGGATTAACAGGACCTGCCGGACCTCAAGGAATTCAAGGAGTTGCGGGACCTCAAGGGGCAACAGGTGCTCAAGGGCCTCAAGGACCAGTAGGACCAGCAGGTTTAAACTGGCAAGGTAACTGGGTTTCTATGGCTACATATGCATTAAATGATGCAGTAGCATTTGGAGGTTCTACATATTTTTGTACAAATCCTGCAGGTGTAACATCTGCAAGTGACCCAGCTTCAGATCCAGGTAACTGGGCATTATTAACATCAATAGGTGCTACAGGTCCAGCAGGACCAGCTGGAGCAGCCGGAGCTACAGGACTACAAGGAATTGCTGGACCTGTTGGTGCTACCGGTCCTGTTGGTGCTACTGGAGCTAGTGGCGCGACAGGTGCTACTGGCCCACAAGGTCCTACAGGAGCAACGGGTCCACAGGGTCCAATCGGACCTGCAGGATTAACTTGGCAAGGACTTTGGGATCCATCCGCAACTTATGCACAAAATGATGCTGTTTCTTTTGGTGGAGCATCTTATTTCTGTTATAATCCTGCAGGTGCAGGTCCATCTTTTTTAGATCCTCCATCTGATCCAGGAAATTGGGCACTATTAGCTGCTGTAGGAGCAACAGGTCCTGCCGGAGCTGCTGGGGCAACAGGAGCAACTGGTGCACCTGGTGCAGTAGGACCACAAGGTCTTGTAGGTCCCGTAGGACCTGCGGGTGCAACTGGTCCAATTGGTCCTCAAGGTCCAGCTGGTCCATCAGGTATTGCAACTCTAACTACAACTGGTACAACTGGTGTTGCAACTTTAGTAGGTTCAACTTTAAATGTACCTAACTACAGTTTACCACCGCAGTTTGAATATGATAATAGTAATAGAACTGTATGGTGTAATGGGACGGGTAATATTTCAAGTAATACACAGTTTGGAGAGGGTGCATTATCAAATATATCAAGTGGAACTAGTAATTCAGCTTTTGGACAGAGTGCATTAGCATTTGTTTCAACTGGAACTAATAATTCAGCTTTTGGTGAAGGTGCTTTAGGAACTCTTTCGACTGGCACATCCAATGTTGCTATGGGTAGATATGCCTTAAGAAGTACTACCAATGGTGGTTATAATACTGCTGTAGGAACTTTTGCTTTAAGTAATAATAATACTGGTTCAAATAATACAGCATTTGGTTATCAAACCTTATCTGGTAGTGCAACAGGTAGTAATAACGTAGCTATGGGTTCAGGTTCAGTATTAAATTCAGCATCATTAAGTGGATCATATAATATTGTAATTGGTAATGCAAGTTACCAAAATCTTACAACTGGAAATAACAACACAAGCGTTGGACATTTGGCAGGTCAAAATATGACAACTGGAGCCAATAACACATCTTTAGGATATAATACATTAGCTAATAATATTACAGGTTTAAAGAATACTGCAATTGGAGGTAGATCAATGGCTTCTGCAACAGGATCTAATAACACAGCAATTGGTTCTGATACTGATACTGGTGCATTTAATAACTGTATTGTAATTGGACAAGGTGCTACAGCTACCGGAAGTGGACAACTTGTAATTGGTAGTTTAGCAACTCCAGTAGGTCCAGTTGTACTTTCTACTGAAACACAAACACATTACTTGCCAGTAACTATAAATGGTGTAGCATATAAACTTTTATTAACCGTATAATAACCAAATAATATAATCATGGGAGCACTACCTGAATACGAAAATGTAGATAATGCACAGAGTGTAATGCCGGAGTATGGATCTCCACTTACACAAATGTGGCAATATCAAAACAGATCTGCTGATAAATTTCTAAAAGATGCCGGAGTAAAATTTGCTGCAAGACAGTATGCAAACAATGCAGCTGCTATAGCTGCTGGTTTAACAAAAGGAGATTTTTATGTAACAGTATCTGGTACAGATTTAATTGTTAAAATTGTAAATTAAAAATATCATGGAAATACTAACGATAGATAATATTTCAGCTCAAGTTTATACAATAAATAAACTTTTTGTTGAGAACAATGATTCAAAAGCAGTAGAACTAACTAATCTTTTAAGAATGTTATTAAATGCAGGAATTTATGATTCTGTTCAAGCTGCATATGAAGATGGTGTTCCTGTAGGAGCTTTTGTAGTTATTGATGACCGAGAAACTCCTGAACTAGAATTTAATGTTCAGATTGTAAGACCAGGAAGTATATAAATTAATTAATATTTAAAGTCATGTCAAATAGTATAGGAGACTTAAAAAATAGTGGTCTACAAGGAAATAACTGGCCATGGCAGTTTAGAGTTTTAAAAGGATTAGATAATATATATACTGGTATAGCTCAATACTTTGGTCCTCAAACAAGAAGTGCTAATATATTAAGTACTGCAGGTTCTGGAAGTATACCACCTTCTTATGGATTTTCTATAGCAAATGTTGGATCAGCTCCTGGTATAATGGATGGACAACCAATTCCTGCAGGAACAACAGTTAATTTTGATCCAGGAACTTTAAATAATACCATCAATGGTGTAAACTATGATGCAACAGGTACAACATTTTTAATCACTTGGTTATCATAAATAATGAGCACTGAAATTTATTTGCGTGGACCTGCAGCTACTAACTATGGTTTATTTGCACAGTTGGGAAATAGTCCAGTAATTACTGGTACAACAGCTGAGTTAACTTTAATTGATGGTGGAGTAGGTAGCTTAACAGTTCCAGCAAATGGATTTTCAGTTGGAGATACTTTCAGAGGAGACTTTGGTGGTTTACTGTCAGCAAAAAATGGTGATACAATTAGAATCAGAATTAAAACAGGATCTATAATATTAGCTGATAGTGGAGCACAAACCTTACCTGCTACTACAAATGCTGTTTGGTCTTTATCATTGGACTTTACTATTAGAGCCGTTGGTGCTGCAGGAGTAGCTTCAATTGTTACACTTGCTAATTTTTTAAGTATAAAACAATCTAATGGAACATCAGAAGGATTTGGTTTTAATACAGTAAACAATACAACCTTTGATACAACAACATCAAATACATTAGATGTTACAGCAGAGTTTAGTAGTACATCACCACTTAATTCTATTTACTCAGATATCTTTACATTAAATAAAATATATTGATATTGGTAGGAAATGAAAACAACACTTACAAAATTGGTAATTTCAGTAGGATACAGAGATATGGATCATTTTCTAACAAGTGCATTTCATCCTCAAATGGCTGGAACTTGTACAGGTGTAAGTGCTATTTTTGCAGCTATTGCTTATTATTTTAACACAGTGTTTGGAATAGTACTGCCAGTAGGTATTGGGATTGTACTTCTTTTTGGACTTGAATTCTATACAGGACTTAAAGCTTCTAAGAAAGAAGGTAAAAAATTTGATTCTGAACTCTTTGGAAAAGGCTGGTTTAAATTATTTGTTTATATGTTAATGATAGGAATATCTCATGCAATGGCAACTAATATAAAAATAAAACCTATCTTTGGATTCACTTTTAATATTTATGAATGGTTGCATTATGCTTTTTATAACTATGTAATTATTAATTTAATCTGGTCAAATCTAGAAAACTTTAAAAGATTGGGATGGACAGAGTATTCTCCAATACTCAAACAACTATCAAAATATATAAAAGATGAACCTATAAAACCAATAAATCATGAGAAAGAAAACAATTAAAGAAAGATGGAATAGTAAGACACCAAAGTTTTGGAAAAAAGTACAAAGGTGGGCTATTATTACAGGAGCAGTTGCAGGAGCAATTATAGCTGCACCAGTAGCATTACCAGCAGCAATTATAACAACTGCTACATATATCGCAGCAGTAAGTGCAACAGTAGCAACAACTGCCCAGTTAACAGTTGATGATTCTGAAATTATTGTAAATCCATAAATAATATAAAATGTCAAAGAAAGAAAAAAAAGTAGAAGACTTTGAGGTGGAAATAAAAACCAAAAAAGTAAATGTAAAGGCCAAGAAAGAAGGTCAAAAAGTTGATGTAGTAGTTGATACTCAAAAAGTTGATGTTGAAATTCACAAAGATGAAGAAAAGAAAGAATTCAAATTGGATAGTGAGAAACTTGATGTGAATGTAACTAAAACAGAAGAAGGTACTGTAGTTAATGTTGATGCTAAAAATTCTGCATTAAAAAGAGTAGGAGAATGGCTTGCTAAATTCTATGCTAAAAAATTTAATAAGAAAAAAAAATGAGTTCTTTAGACTTAAAGAAAATAAAACAAGTTCCTTTATCAGAATCTCAATATATCAAATCTGATATTAAAAAACTTCAGATTGTTTTACATCATACTGCAGGTAATTCATCAGGTCCTGGAGTAATTAAAATGTGGAATACTGATAATAGGGGTAGAATTGCAACATGTGTAACTATATCTGGAAAAGGTATATCTAAAGATACATATGATGGAGAAATTTGTCAGGCATTCTCATCTAAATATTGGGCATATCATTTAGGTATTAAACCAGATGTATTCCGTGCAAATGGATTGCCATATAAATCTCTTGACCCATTATCAATAGGAATTGAGATATGCAATTGGGGACCATTGACTTTGAAAGATGGAAAGTATTACAACTATGTAAATAGAGAAGTACCTATTGATCAAGTATGCAAACTAGATAGACCTTATAAAGGACATCTTTATTATCATGCTTACACGGATGCTCAAATAGAATCTGTAAAACAATTACTAGTCTATTGGAATAAGATATGGGATATCCCACTCACATATAATGAGAAAGATATGTGGGAAGTATCCAAGAATGCGCTGAGTGCAGTTCCTGGATTATATACTCACAACTCTTACCGTAAAGATAAGAGTGATATTTCTCCTCAGCCAAAAATGATTGAAATGCTTAAATCTTTATCAAAATGAAATTTAGAAACGGTTGGAAAAGTCATAAACCTAGTTGGAGAACAATTACAATAAGATGTAGAGTATCTCTAGTAGATATCTTTTCTTTAGAGATTGATCCTGCAAGAAATTTTTATGCACTTACTGTTTTAAATTTTACATTTAAAAATAGATAATATTACTTAATCTTCTCTAAGTAAGATAATCCAGGTATATACAGTACCTGGATTTTTTTGTTTAAATATATCTTGTTTAAACTTTTCTTGTATATTTGTGTAAACTAAAAATATATAAAAATGGAAAATCAATCTCAAGAAAAGGTATTTACACCTGAAGAACTAGAAATGAAAAGAAAAGAAATGCTTAATTTCTATAATGAATCTAAGCCGTATTTAACTGCACAATTAGAGCACGAGCAACTACTCTTTCAAATTGATGAAGTAAGATTTAAAAGAACAACTGTTCAAATGCAATATGCTATGTTAATGAATCAAATGGAAAACCCAGATCAATCAGAAGATGATGATTCTGACTTTCCAAATCCAGAGGAAATGCCTTCTCCAAGAAAGCTTAAAAAACAATAGAAATGGCTTTAGTAAATCAAGTACAGAAGAAAGTAGTAATGTCTAAAAAAGACGTTATTAAATATCAGATACTTACTCATTGTTATATTAATAAAATATCATTGAGTGATTCTGATTTGGAGTGCTTGACTTTGCTTAGTACTATAGGACCGATTGAATTATCAAGTTTTTGTTTTGAGGCATCAGATGAACATTTAATTTTTAAGTCAGAACAAACCGTTAGGAACTGTATAAATAAATGTGAAAAGAATGCATTAGTTGTAAAGGATCCGAAAAATAAAAAGGTAGTTAGTCTTAATCCTAATTTACAAATACAAACTGAGGGAAACATTTTTTTAGATTATAAATTTCTTGGAAGATGATTCCTAAAAAATCTACACAGTTATTCAAAGAGTTAGCAGAAGAACAAAACGTTCCTTTAGAACTTATACAAGATTTAATAGAGGAGTATTATAAGAATGTAAGAAGTAATTTAACAAGTCTTAGTCATCCTAGAATAAATGTTGAAGGATTAGGTCAATTTGTTGCAAGGCCAGGCTTAATTAAAAAATCAATTCAGAGATATAAAAAAGCATTATCTGATCATGATACATCAACCTTTAAAGCATATTATAATAAAAAAATGCTTGAAGAAAAAGTTGAGAGTCTTGAGAAGATAGATAAAAAATTAGATGAAACAGAATTGAAAAAAGAACAATTTAAAAAAATAAAAAATGAAAAACACGCTTAAACTAATTTGGGACAACAGAAAACAAATTATAGAAGGAATTACTAATAGTGTTGTAAGAGATGAAACAGTAGAAGAAATATCTAGACTTAGATATGACATCTGTGATAGTTGTTCAAGTAAAGGTAGAAAATGTGCAGTAAAAGGAACGGCACCTTGTTGTAATGAATGTGGATGTTCACTTACATTTAAAACTAGATCATTATCTTCTGAATGTCCACTTGGAAAATGGGGTGCTATTGCTACAGAAGAAGAAGAAACTAAACTTGAACAGTTATGAGTATTTTCTTTAATGCAAAAGATCATAGTTATAAGAGTTTAACTACTGAACCTGAAATAGCATGGTATAGTGTAACTACTGTAGTATCATCTTTAAAGAAACCATTTGATGCAAAAAAGACTGCTCAAAAAGTTAGTAAGAATACTAAGTCTAAATGGCACGGAATAGAACCTAAGATCATTGAAGAGATCTGGGCAAATGAAGCTAAGAGAGCTGTAGACTTAGGTACTTGGTATCATAACCAAAGAGAAGCTGACTTATGTTCTTTGGCATCAATAGAAAGAGAAGGTACAGTAGTTCCAATTTTTGCACCTTTACCTTTAAAAGATGGTATAAAATATGCGCCATCACAAAAACTAGAACCGGGTGTTTATCCAGAGCATATGGTTTATCTTAAGTCTGCAGGCATCTGTGGACAATCAGATCTCGTAGAAGTAGTTAATGGTAGAGTAAATATTATTGATTACAAAACAAATAAAGAAATTAAGATGGAGTCATTCAAGGACTGGGAGGGAATCTCAGAGAAGATGCTCCATCCTATTTCTAATTTGGATGATTGTAATTTTAATCATTACTCATTACAACTTAGTATCTATATGTATATGATATTGAAGCATAATCCTAAGTTATTACCAGGAACAATATACATTCACCATATTGTATTTGAAACTGAGGGTAAAGATAAATGGGGGTATCCTATTGCAAAATTAGATCTAAATGGAGAACCTATTGTAAAAGATGTTAACTTAATACCAGTACCATATTTATATGATGAAGTAATTGCAGTAATAAATCATATGAAAAATAGTCCAAACTTTATTAAAAGAAAATAACCATGTTTGCAAAATTGTTTGATATTCAAAATGGTGTAGTTGTTCCAACAGAACATTGCTACACATTAAAGGCACTTAAAGATGTGATGGATGAATATCCAGATGATCACTTAAAAATATACTTGTATTTATTCTACATGTGTTGCCCAAATCCGGATATGAATCCTTTCTTTTTTGTTCCAGAACAAGATAAAGAATTTATTATTCTAAAAGAGATTGAGGCAGAGTTCTCTACTGAAGATGAAACAATCTTTGCAGCATTAAAGTTTTGTGAAAGAATGTATGAAACACCTACATCTAGAGCATATAGAGGTATTGCAACTATGTTAGATAGATTAGGTAGGTATATGGAAAATACTCCTATTACACATGGAAGAGATGGTAACTTTAATTCTATAATTGCTGCAGCAAAAAACTATGAGGCAATAAGACAATCATTTAAAGGTGCATATAAAGATCTTCAAGAAGAACAATCAAGCAAAGTAAGAGGTGGACAAGGACTAGCATATGACATGTAATGAGTGAAATTTATCAAGACATACCAACCTATGATAATGGAAATTGGATAACAACCAGTTTCGAATCTAGAGATGAATTTAAACAGTTTATACTTAATGAAGTATTTAGTGAACCTGGAAAATATAAATTTAATAAAACAACAAGTGAACTATTTACTTCAGAGTCTACAAAGTTTAGAAGAGACGGAGTATATTGTACATCTCCCTTTAAGTCTAAAGACTATATAACATATTGGGATGAACAAAAAAATAGATGTAGAAAAGGTATACTAGTAAAAGAAGGAAATCTTACATGGTATGTCTGCAGAGAATACTACATGTGGTTAAACTTTTTACCAATCTTTGATAAAGAACAACAGAAGTTTGATTTTGCCAAAATTAGAGATGCTCAGTATCATATGGCTTTGTATGAATTATTAGCTGAGTTAGCATATAAACATGTTGCTATTCTTAAAAAAAGACAGATTGCTTCTTCTTATTATCATATGGGTAAACTTATAAATCAACAATGGTTTGAAGCCGGGGTTACTTTAAAGATAGGAGCAAGTCTTAAAGATTATATAAATGAGAAAGGTTCTTGGAAGTTCTTACAAGAATATGCTGCATTCTTAAATGAACATACTGCATGGTATAGACCAATGTCTCCGGATAAAGTCATGATGTGGCAGCAGAAGATTGAAGTAAGAAAAGGAGATAGAAAGAATGAAGTTGGTTTAAAAGGTACTATACAAGGTATGTCATTTGAGAAAGATCCAACAAATGGTGTAGGGGGTCCAGTAAAGTACTTCTTTCATGAGGAGGCTGGTATTGCACCAAAGATGGATCAAACATATGAGTACATGAGACCTGCAATGAGATCTGGTTTGATTACTACTGGTATGTTTATAGCCGCAGGATCTGTAGGTGATTTAGCTCAATGTCTTCCATTAAAAGATATGATTCTAAATCCAACAGCTAAAGATATTTATGCTGTGGAAACAGACTTAATAGATGATAAAGGTACAACAGGTCTCTCAGGTTTATTTATTCCAGAGCAATGGTCTATGCCACCACATATTGATGAGCATGGTAATTCACTTGTGGAAGATGCATTAAATGCACTTAATGACCAGTTTAAAATTTGGAAAGATGAACTTGCACCAGAAGAATATCAATTAAGAATCTCTCAGCACCCAAGAAATATACATGAAGCTTTTGCAAATAGAACTGTATCAGTTTTTCCAACTCACTTGTTAGCTGCACAACAAAGAAGAATAGAAGAAAAAGAATATGGTGTTGAGTATCTAGATATTTTTACAGATGAGCATGGTAAACCTGCTGTAAAGACAAGTAATAAAAGACCTATATCAGAGTTTCCAATAAATAAAAAGACAGAAGATAAAACTAGTTGTCTTGCTGTATGGGAAAGACCAGTAGACAATCCTACATTTGGAATGTATTATGCATCTATTGACCCTGTTGGTGAAGGTAAGACAACAACTTCAGAATCCCTGTGCTCTATATATGTTATGAAATCTTCTATAGAAGTAAATAAAGAAGTAGCTGGAGAAGTAGAAACATATATAGAACAAAGCAAAATAGTAGCATCTTGGTGTGGTAGATATGATGATATTAATAAAACTCACCAAATGCTTGAGTTAATTATGGAGTGGTATAATGCATGGACAGTTGTAGAGAATAACATTTCATTATTTATACAGTATATAATATCAAGAAGAAAGCAAAGATATCTTGTACCTAAAAGTCAAATTCTTTTCCTAAAAGATTTGGGAGCAAATGCAAATGTGTATCAGGAGTATGGATGGAAAAACACGGGTACATTATTTAAAGCTCACTTACTTAGTTATGCTATTGAGTTTACTAAAGAAGAATTAGATGTAGAAACAAAACCAGATGGTACAATAGTAAAAACAAAATATGGCATAGAAAGAATTCCAGATCCTATGCTAATAAGAGAAATGCAAGAATATAGAGATGGTCTCAACGTGGATAGACTAGTATCATTTGCAGCATTAGTTTCTTTTATGAAAATACAAGATTCTAACAGAGGATATTTAAAAAGACATATTAGTGATGATGCTTCTAAAAACTTGCAAAAGTCAGAAAATTTGTTTAAATTAAATAAGAGTCCGTTCCGTAATATTGGAACCAACTCTTCTTTTAATCCAAATAGTATTAAAAGATCACCATTCAAAAACTTTAAATAAGAGTTATGCAGGTATATAATGCAATGCAATTAAAGAAAGGAGCAAAAGTTGAACACAACCGATTGGGTAGTGTAACTCAACCTTTACAGTTTCTTCCTAAAAAAGAAAAGGATGAAGAATGGGCTGCTTGGAATTTAGATTGGTTAGAATGGCAAGGATTAAAACAAATCCGTAGAAATGCCAGAAGATTAATGAAAAATTATAAGTTGGCAAAAGGGGTTATAGATAGAACAGATTATATTGTTGAAGAGGATAATGAATATAGAGATATTATTGAATCACTTACAAAAGAAGATTCTTCAGCACTAGAATTAAAGTTCTATCCTATTATTCCAAATGTTATTAATGTTCTTGTAGCTGAATTTGCTAAAAGATCTACTAAATTAAATTACAGAGCTGTTGATGATATTTCATATAATGAAATGTTAGAACAAAAAAGAGCCATGATTGAAGAAACACTTATGGCAGATGCTCAAACAAAAATTATTTCTGCTTTACTAGAGCAAGGACTAGACCCAAATTCTGAAGAAGCACAACAACAATTAGCTCCAGAGAATATCAAATCTTTACCAGAAATTGAAAAGTTTTTTCAAAAGGATTATAGATCATTAATAGAACAATGGGCATCTCATCAGCACAAAGTAGATGTGGAAAGATTTAGAATGGATGAGCTTGAAGAAAGAGGTTTTAGAGACATGTTAATTACAGATCGAGAGTTCTGGCACTTTAGAATGATGGAAGATGATTATGAAGTAGAGCTTTGGAATCCTGTTATTACATTCTATCATAAGTCTCCAGATAACAGATATATCTCACAAGCTAACTGGGTAGGTAAAACAGATATGTATACACCATCAGATGTAATTGATAAGTATGGATATTTAATGGATGAAGATCAACTGGCTGCTTTAGAAGCAATTTATCCAATTAGATCTGCTGCCTATAATATTGGAGGTTTACAAAATGATGGGTCTTTCTATGATGGAACAAAGTCACATGACTGGAATACAAATATGCCATCATTAGCATACAGACAATATACTTCATTTATGTCAGGAAATGTATTAGATGGTTCTGATATTATTACACAGATACTTGCTGAAGGAGAAGATTATGTTGATCAAGGTACTGCTTATCTATTGAGAATAACAACAGGATACTGGAAGTCTCAGAAGAAAGTTGGACACTTAACTAAAGTAAATGATCTTGGTGAAGTAACAACAGAAATAATTAGTGAAGATTATAGTATAACAGATAAGCCACTTTATGATACTAGATTATTTAAGAATAAAACAAAAGATAATCTAATATTTGGAGAACACATAGATTGGATCTGGATCAATGAGGTTTGGGGAGGTATTAAGATTGGACCAAATATTCCTTCTTACTGGGGTATGAATAATCCTGGAGGGTTTACACCTATTTATATAGGAGTTAATAGACCTAAGATTGGGCCA